GTTACTAATAATGTAATGCCACGACCTATGTCTGTAATGCGTCCACCTTGTGGCGCAGGACGTGCAGCAAGACGTGCATAGGGGGAGGCGTAGGTTCCGTCTACGATCCACGTTTCAGCGTTCCAAGGTGTAATTAGTTGATAAGACATTAACTCTCCTTTAATGGACTCACCACCAAGCAGGGTTTCCCCTGCTCGGCAGTCAGTCAACTATGCGCTGATTGATGTAGCAGACTCGATGCGGTATAGAGCCGCTTCGCGTAGGCGAGCAAAGCCGCCCATATAGTACCAACCGATGGTACGGAAACGACGCAAAGCGTCAATTTCTGGACCGATAACAGTTGAGATGTCCTGAGCCATTGCTTCTGCAAGTGCTTCACGACCAGCAACAACACCCTGATAGACAGTTACTGTTGATGAGACAGATGGAACACGAGGTGTTTCAACTACGAACGCACCTTCGATTACTCCAACTGCACCTGCGACGAACGGTGTGCGCTCAACGTACTTTGTGAGTTCTTGGAATCCACCAGTACCTGATTCAGCACGTAGGTCAGCAGACTGACGTGGGTGTAGGTATGCAGCATATAGTTCGCCAATACGAGGCAATGCCTTGTTTGAGCGAAGCTGTGTTACAGCCTCACGGATATCAGCAACAGAGATAGTCATTGTTGATGAGATAGTTGCGCGAGTTGTAGCAGTTCCTGCGTAGATGACGTTTGTGCCACCTGTTAGAACTGAAGCAACGATAGAGTCAATAGAATCTGCAGCATTGTAAGCAATGATGTCAGCTAGTGCTGAATCTACGTCGTTGAATGAAGTTAGTGATAACTTCTTTGTTGTGGTTACGGCTGAACCGTATTCCTGTAGTGTCACAGTTACCTGTGATGGGTTGCCAAGAGCAATTGAAGATACATCAGAAGTTTCAGTTAGTGTAGATGTTGCTGCACTAAGGTCTGAATAGATTGAGAATACAACTGATGATCCTGGCATTGCTTGCTGAACTGGCTTTACATCAGCAATCGCACGCATTACTGGAATGGAGCGAAGTGCCATACGAACGTACTGATCGTACGCTGTTTGGACGAGGTTCGAAATAGAACTGACAGTGGTAGGGCTACCGGCTGGAGTTGCCATTTGTTCACCTTCCTTTCGTGTTTGTTAGGATCGAGTGTTAGAGTCCAGATGTTCTAATGACTTCATCTAGCTCTTCTTTGGTGTGTGCATTCATCAGACGACGCATCACATCTTCTGTTGGCTCAGGCGAAGCCGCCTGGTCAACTGTGTTTGTCATCTTCTGGTATGCAGCAGCCTGAGCTGGATCTACATTAGGTGTCTGGTTCGATTGAACAAGTTCTAGTCCGAATACATCGGCATAGTTTGTCAACCAGTTAGATACAGACTCTTCAGTTGGGTCTATATCCTGTGGGATAAACGCAGCGATTTTCTGATTTACCCCGCGACGTTCGAGGGCATCTTTGATTGTTCGTTCTCTTTGCGCTTTAGATAAGGATTCAAACTGAGCCTTTAGTTCGGCTAGTTCCTTTTCCTTTTGCTTATTTGTTTTACGCAGTTGTTTGACGAGATCATTACCCAAATCGTTAAGATCTGAGTCGTCGTCCTCGTAGTCGTAATTGGACATAGTGGTCCTTCTCCCTATTAGTTGTTAGCGCAGACCTCATATAAGTTTGGGGTTTCTCATATGGCTTCTACTACTGGTTTTGTTATCACTCCATTGGACCAGTCTCTCCAATGGCAGGCTTTGTTTGTTAGTAAGCGCCAGCTCTATCTCTTGATAGTGCGCCTTGTGTTAGACCAGATTGACCACCAAAGGTGGCTTTCTCTAGTCCAGAAATCTTCTCACGCTTTTTTCTAGCCTCTGCAGATCCACCTAATGAAAAGACTTCAGTCTCTGAAGTTGCTTGCGTGTATGGGTCCTGTCCGTAGATTGCTGCTAGTTGTCCACCACGTGGTGCAGCCTGTGCCACAATCTCAAATCCCTGCTGGGCTTGCTGCTTAGTAACGCCGTAACTTGCTAACTCTTCAGCACGAGATACACCTGTACCTAGTCCCTGAGCAAGTGCTGCTCCACCAATCTCAGCTGCAGTTACCTTGCGCTTGATAGCCTCAAGTCCCTGTGTTGGATCTAGTGTATATGCCAAGATATCGCCATTGGTGATATCTGGGTAGAACTGCTTAAGCGCGTTTGCAACCTCTGGGTTAGCATTGATAACACGGTTTTGTGCAGTCATAATTCTATCTTCTAGTTCAGTTGCAGATACATCCCCTGCTAGGAACTTATCAAACCCTGGTTGCTTACCTGTAGAGTCCTTCATATAGTAAGAGGCAGGTAGTCCATAGTTACGCATAATGTTCTGGTACTGGTCCTCAAGACCGATGTACTCTGCAGGTGTCAATGCACGAAGTCCTGCTGAGATACGTGCCTGATTTGCAGAGAATCGTTGCTGGTATGCAGGTGTCTGAGTTAAGCGAATTGAAAACTCTGATGCAGGTACGTTCTCTCCGATTAAACCTTTGATGTCCTCTACAAGTCCACCAAGTCCATACTGGTTAAACTGTGAGTAAAGCAGGTCATATGCAGATTGACGTTCTGCTTGCTGTCCTGCTGCAACTAATTCAGCCTCTACTGCTGCATCTGCAACCTTGGTACCCTGTTTACGAATTTTCTCTGTATTGTCACTATAGACATCAACGATGTCGCCAGTAACTGGATCAGTGTAGGTTGAAATTAGTGTAGCTTTAACTGGTGCTACAGTAGTTGGGACTACAGGTGCAGGTGTCGTCGCTGTCGCTTTTGCTGCCAAGCGTGCTTCATTTAACGCATCTCTTGCTGCCATCTTCTACCCCTGGAATCCAAAGTCACGAAGGACTTTAAGCGCTATATTAGATACTTCTTCTTTGGCTTGGTTGGTGTACTGCCAACGCTGGTCTTTGCGTAACTGACGCTCAAACTCATAGATAGGAACTTCTTTGTCTGCAGAAATTGCAGAGCGAAGTGTTGGGTCATTCAAGGTAATAGACTGTGGGTTAATCTCTAGCGTAGATGCCATAATGTTCTTGTATGGAGAGTAAAGAGTATCTAAGTCAACTCCTTGATCTATCAAAGATGCCACCTTTTCAGGCAAACCAATCTTTGCAACGTTACGAATAATCTGCTTGTAAGTATCAACTGATTCACCCTTGTTGATATTCTGCAACCAAGACTGTAGCTGTGAACCAAAAGCCTTATCCAAGTCAATACCATTTGCCGCTGCTGTCTTGCGAAGGTCTGCAATGTTCTTGCCAGCCTCGCCCTTAGTCTGAGCATTTACGTCGTACTTGATGTTAGAGCGAATCAACTGACGAACTAATGCTGGGTTGTTCTCAATGGCTGAGTCATAAGCCTTCTTAGCCAAAGCATCCAACTCTTCAGGAGTAGCAGTTGCACCTAGTTCGGTGATTGCCTCATCTAATCGAGCCTTGGTATCTGCTAACCCTCTGCCGTAATCTGTGTTATCTGATGCAATCTGCATCTCTTCAGGAGTCATTCCCTTGATTTGTGTTTCAAAGGCTAGGCGCTGTTGATTGCGATTGAGGATCTCAGGTGCAGTCTTTTGACGCTTAACAAACTCAGGAGTCTTGGTAATAAGATCGGTCAGGAATTGGTCTTCGTCAATTCCACCTGTTGTATTAGCGTTAGTTATTCCACCCCTTGTTACATATGTAGTAACTGTTGGGTTCTTCTTCTGTGCTGCCTGTAACTTCTTTGAGTATGTAGATACTTCTTTAGGTGTAGCTGGACGACCAAGTAGGTTATCAACTAGTTTGTTTACATAACCTGCTGCTGTTGTGTCATCTGCAACACGTGTAACTCTTTGAGCAGTTGGTTGTCCTGAAGCAGAACCTGCTGCAATGCGTGCTTGTGATTCTTGAGTAAGAAAGTCTCCAACACTGAAGGCACGACCTAGACGAGCAGACTGCAATGCTGCTTCTTGAGATGCTGTTGTGTAAGCATCTGCTAGTGTCTTAGAGTAAACACCAGTTACCGGAACCTTATAGCCAGCATCCTTGAGAAGTTTTGCAAGTTCTTTTCTCTGGTCATTGGTAAGGCTATAGATATCTACTGCCTGCTGGTCTACTGCTCCAGTGCCTGTATTGCTTCTAAACCCAGCATAAGGGTCAACAGTGGCGTTACTTGAAACTGTTGAGCCAGCCTTTGGAAAGACTTCACCCTTCCAGTTATTGTAAAAGCCTGTTTTTTCTGCCACTGTTATCTCCTATTAGTCTCTTAAAAATGATGAGTACAAAACTGTATAAGCATCTTGGGCGTTAACATTTCCCTCTGCAATACGCTGTAACTCAGCCTTGATATTCTGCTTGAGTAAGTCTTTGTAGTTCTGTGCTGATTCTCCACCGCTTGTAACTAAATCACGGGTGTAGATGTAGTTGTTATAGGCATCATTCATAGCCTTAAGTGCCTTGCGTGTTGCAGGTTCTACAGTTACTGTTGGATCATTTAGCATATTCTCTAGGTCTTGCAAAGAGCGAGCACGTTCTACTGCTCTTGCTGAACCCTGTCCTAGCTTTTCCTGCATTAAAGGTCGTACAGCCTTGAACTCCTTAGACCACTGACCCCATTGCTCACGAAGGTTCTTCTTCTCGTAGTCATTGTATGTACTGGCAAGTTCTGCTTCGTAGGCATCTTGTTGCTGGTAGTAGAACTGAACATCACGGGCGCTAGATACATCTCTGAGGAAGTCATAGAGATTCTTGCTCTGCTTAATACCTGAGTTGTAGAGCAACTTGTAGGTGTTAAAGTCAAAGTCACCTTCACGTGGAATAAGGAATGCTGCACCTTGTGGGTACTTTGTTAGCAATCCCTTGTTGTCTTCAATCCACTTGCCAGCCTGATCTACTGAACGAACGATAGCAACTGTGTTGCTTTCTGATTCAGATACAGTAAATGGCATCTGGTCTGGGAACAGACGAATCCACTCTTCTGTTGCCTTGTCAATACTTCCGTATTTGTCAACCAAGTTGTTGTAAACCTGCTTGTAGTTAGTGCGCTCATTCTCACGAACCCACTTAGATAGGTCAGACTTGAGAGAAACTTGAGGTGATGCTGGAGCAACGAAACCGAATAGGAATCGAACTGCTAGCACTGTCAAGGTAGATGCTTCGATCTTATCCTTGTAAGCCTGTAGTTCACCTGGTGATGGTGCTTCAAACTTACCTGTTGCTTTGTTTAGGACTGGCTTAGGGCTATGTCCTGCAGCCTCAAGGTATGTTGCTGCCTTACGGAAAGCAGATGCGTACTGTGATGAACGCTCATCCTTGTTCAATGCAGCTAACAAACGAGTTGCGTGTGCAGGTAGAACTGCGTTAATCATTGGCTGGTCTTCAGCGTAAGTTCCAAGAATTACTCTTTCGAGTGAGTCTAGTTGTGGAACAAAGTTAAAGACTACCTTCATTGGCACAGCTGCTAATGGACCTGCAAATGTAGGGAAGAGTGAATCTGGGTTCATCGAAGGTGTAATCATCTTCAACTTACCTGCAAACTCAACAGGCATTGGCGCTTGGAAAGCATCATCAATACCAAAACCCTTAAGCAGATTATTCATTGTCTGGTAGACAGGTGTTAATCCTGGGTAGAAGAAGTACTCATCTCCGTTGTCATCTGTCTGCACAAAGCCAGAGTGTGATACACCCTCATAGGTTAGTGCTGCACGTGTAATAGACTCTGGGTTGTACTTAACTGTGCGGTAAATACGGCGATAGAAGTCTTCAGTTGCACGATAGAAGCGAGCAAAGTTACGAGCAGACATAGCCAACTGGCTACGCACTGCAGGGTTATCTACATAGGCAAGGATTCTATCCTTAGCCAAGTCTTCTGCGATAGCAACAATCTGACGCTTTGCGTAAACCTCTGCTTGTGCCAGTTCATCACCAGTCTTGCCACGAGTAAGCTGTGACATAAGGCGATCTGCAAAGCCTGATTCATCCATTGCCTTGCGAACCTGAATCATCTCGTTGATAACAATTGGCTCACGTGAGAATCTAGCGTTGGCCTCACCCATAGCATCCCAGCCCTTATCAAATAGGCTAGCTGCAAAGTTGCCACCATCTGATACTGGTACCAATGTAGGTCCAGAGATGAACTCAGGTACCAAAGAAGGGTTAGCCTTTGTAGGCAAATCGTGAATTGTTAAGTTCTTAGTAGATACTACCAACTCACCGTTCTGGTCAACATAGCGAACCTTGCTGAGAAGGTCTGTATTGATCTGACCGTTACGCTTTGAGTACAAATTGCGTACAGCATCGTAGGCTTTCTTAGCGTGAACACGCTCAGTTGCACCTGTGAAGTATAACTGGAATCTTTCACGCTCACTTTGTGGCAACTTCTTGAGATAATCAGTCATAGCATCAAGTGCTGCTGGCTCATCATCAAGATAACGAACAGCAATGTTTGCTAGATCGTCATTGCTTGTAATTCCTAGTTGAACTAGCCACGATACACGTGCCTGTTCGTTTGCTACAGGGTTAAACTCTGTAAATGCTTGCTGACCTTTTGCCTGCTTATAGGCAACTCCGTCAATTTCAATAGCACCCATCTGACCAAAGCGTGCAACATCATCTGTTGCTGCAAGATACTGGTCTGAACCACGTAGTGCGTTCTTGCCACCTTCGGATACTGCACGAAGAGTGTCATCTAGGTAGCCATACTCTGCAATCTCTGCAATGTATTGAGCACCTTGCTGGTCAATCTTGGCTGGAAGTCCAGAACGTAGGACTGATTCAGCCATAATCTTGCGTACTTCAGTAACATCTTTAGCAGCATCTAACTTGCCCTTGAAGTAATCTAGTTCATTCTTACGAATAAACTTGTTAATAACGCCAAGTTCACCTGCTGCTGTATCAAGAGTCAATGTTGCCTTGAGTTTGTCACTTGTCTTTGCACCGCCACCGATACCTTGTGCAACACGTAGGCGTGTTGAGAGCATACGACCCTTAACAAGTCCCCACGGTGAATCACCGATAGCAAGGTGCATCATTAAATCTTCTGTTGCGTTACGAATAGCAAAGCGAGGACCAGCCAAAGTACCGATAACCCAGCCTGATGTGAGCTTATCTACCCACTTGCCGTGTGATACTCCAAGCATCTTGCCGATAACGCCAGAGCGAACTGAGAGTCTATCTAAATCTACGATTGATGGTACAGAGATACCAGATGAGAGTTGATATGGGAACAACGCTAGTTGCTGACCATCAAAGTTAGCAGGGTTTCCCTTGTTAACTCCGTCAACTACGATATCTGCAGCGTACTTCTTCTCAAGTCCACGTCCTGCAAACTCATCCATATATGTCTTACCAGCCTGAGTCTTAGATACTCCGCGTATTTCAGCGACTGTATTCCATAGACCAGTAAAGATTTGCTTACGCTGACCTTCATTACCTGCAGCAAATGCCTCTGCAATAACTCGTGAGTGGTAACGAGAGTTGGCAAGACGAGCTACTTGATAAACTTTATCTGCTGCATTGACATCCATTACATCAAAGAAACCATCCTTGAAGTACGGAATGGTTGTAAACTTTGCTGCGAATCTATCAATGCGACCTCTGATCTGGTCTTCGCTGAAGCGAAGTACACCAGACTTACCCTTAGTAAACTTGCCTACTGCTGATTCAAGGATAGCTGCGCGATCAGATGCAGATGTGATGCCAGTTACAATATCTTCGTACTGAGGTGCTGCGCCATACAAAGCAGAGACAATCTTTTGTCCTACCTTGTCAATGTTAATAATCTTATCGCCAGTAGTAAAGGCTGCTACGCGCAATTTACGACGGTTGTCTAGGCGTGGAATCAAAGGTGTCTTACGTGCTGGCTGTCCCTTAAGGATAGTTGCTACGTCTGCGTGGTTAGCAAGATAGTTTTTTGCTGTATCTGCGTTAGTAACACCAGCCTTAATGAACTCATCAATTGCTGATGGACCAAACTCTGGAGCAAGACGGCGAAGCATTGTGCTTGCTTCTTCTGCCTTAACGACATCCTTTGCCTTACGAGCCTTTGCTAGTTCATCTAGCTGGGTACCGTATGTGTTAAAAAAGTTAGTAACTGCAGGCTTGGCAAATACTTCATCTACCTTTTGACCGTTACCAACGATCTTAAAGAGTGCATAGTTTGCTGCATCGTATGCCTTCTTAGCCTTACCCAACAAGATTGTTGGATCTGCAAAGATGCGATAAGCAGCATCTGTTGTGCCTGAGATGCCAGTGTATAAAAAGCCAGAACCTTCTAGTCCTTCTGGGAGAAGTAGGTTTGCTAAGTCTCTACCAGGTGAAAGTTGAGCAGCCTTGACTGCATCTAGTGCATCATCAAAGAGTTTATCTTTCTTTTGTGCAGCAGATGATGCAATTAACTTTTGGTCTTCTGAACCATTGGCAATAATCTCATCAAGAGGAATACCTTTTGCTACCTGCTGTGCAATACTTACACGTGTAGCGCCATACTTTTGTGTTGCCTTAGCAATACGCTCCGGTACGAAGTATTCTCTGCCATCATCTTTAGCAGTTTCCCAAGCGTTCTTAAGAACATCCCAGTTCTTAGGTAGGTAGTACTCAGCGCTTCCAATAGGAATTTCTGTGTTAGCAATTCTTGCTGTGCGATATAGACGTGTCATCGCATCTGATACTTCTGTTAGACCAGTTACAACTGCGCCACCTGTGTAATGCCAAGCATTGCCTAGCCAGCCACGCTTTGGCTCCTCTTTATCTGAACCAAACATAGCGTTAAGCGATTGCTTTTGATTTGCAGGCAATGAGTTATACTTCTGATTAGCCTGATTTGCAGGTAGGTCAAGAAGTGACTTGTGTGTATTGAGCAACTTTGAGAGCTTGTCAACATTGTCACGCTCATTGGGAGAAAGATTTGCTTGCGAAGCAGCAGACTTAAGACTCTCTCCTGCCATTACAAACCTCTTGCTAATGCTCGCTGATAGAGAATCTCTACTTCACCAGTCTCATCATAAGGAAGCATCTTTGCTAATGTGTCAGATAGTTTCTCTGCTGACTTTGCCATTGTTAAAGCCTCTGGTCCAGGGCCAGCACCGACTGCAACACCTGCAGTGATTGGTTCATCTGGACGCTGGGTTGGTGCAAATAGTGGTGTTACAGGCTCACGTGCAGGTACTGCTGGAGCCTGTGATGGGCGCACATCTGGAGTTGATGCCAGTGGCGCACCTGATTTAATGCCTTGTGTTTCTACACCTTCACCGTAGTATGAAGAAGGTAAATCTGTTCGCTTTGAAAACTTACCAGGACCTGAAGCACCGGCGAGTGGACCTCTAGCCATCTGTTTCCTCCTGAATTTTCTCTAGGTCTTGGCTCATATCTTCCCAAGCCTTCATTGTCTTTGTCTTTTGATTAGCGTGATAGATAGAAATTTCTAATATCTCTTCTGTAAATGAATGGAATGCTGAGGCTAGGTTGTGTACTAAGCCTGCAAAGATCACTCCAAAATCAGAGCGACGTACTGGACGAGGTATAAAATCGTCATCGTTTCTCATCCAGCACGCCTCTCATTTGAATTATTACTTACCCTTACGTACTTTAACAGTTGTACCTTTGCGACCTGCTGGAGTCATACCAAAAGATACCTTGCCTGGACCTGATGGCTTTGAAGTATCCTTCTTGCCTTCTACGACCTTAGCCATAATTGCCTTTGCGAATGTTCCTTTTTTCATTTTACACCTCCTCCTATGCTGCGCCTGTGATGGATGCAAGTAAACCTGCAATGTCGGGACGTTGAGCTGGACCAGCAGCAGGGGCCATACCGCCTTGTTCTTGTGGAGGTTGCTGCGAGGCAGGAGCTGTGGCCGCACCTGCTGCTGGAATCATTTGTTCTGCACCTGGCATTGGTGCTAATTGTGGTTCAGGTGCGAAGACCTTTTCAATAACAGACTCTAGTGAGAGTCCTTTTTGACGACCCTGGATAACACCTGCGATGCGGTTAACGATCTGACTTGGATCTTGTCCTTGCGCCGCGAGAGCCGGTATTGCCTGTGCATACTGTGCAACAGCAATACGCAGAGAGTCACGCATCTCTTCAATATCAACACGTTGTTCCTCCTGTGTAACATTTAGTTCCATAGGAATCTCACGACGTACATAGTCACGTGATACGAGTTTATCTGAACGCATCTGAAGCAATGCAATGATGGCACGGTTAGGGTCCATACCAGACATAATGCCGTAACGTACATCTACGCCGTACTCACCCTTGATATCACGTGATGGGATGTACTTCATTGAGTATGGAGTACCGTCATCAACGCCACGAATCTCCTTGGTCATAGAACC